AACATTCTGAAGTGATATGTTTTTAGCTGTTGCTGTTTCGCTTATTTCCTGTTTTGAGTAAATATCAGAATTGAACATTGTTTCCTTACAGAATGTTGTTAACTGCCTGATGTAGTCATGTTGCCACTTTATGCCATCAACAGGCGGATACTCATAATGTACCAACTTCTGAAGGTCAATGATCTGTTCAGGTGTTGCTTCACGTGGTATAGTTAATTCTATAACATCTTGTGTTGATGTGTGTATTCTTCCTGTACCCTTACAGCTTGCACATTTACCAACCCCATCAGGTGTTCTGCCTTTATTACAATCAGGGCAAGCACCCTTATAGATGAACTTTTGAGGGAAACAATGCAAACTCATTGTCAGGTCCATTTCTGAAACAGCCTTGATTGATTTCATCAGATAAGGAACAGTGCAATTTACCGGACTGTCATAAACTAACTGATTGTTCAGATTTGTTTTGAATCCAATCCTTTTTGCAGGAACAGTTGAAAGATTGTAAGGCAAAGGAATAATTAAAGCATATATTTTGCCATTAAACTCATAGTGTTCAACACCCTGAATATTGATGTAATCCTTATCAGTAAATTCATACTCAACACCATTGATTGTGTAATACTTCTTTCCGCCCCTTGTAACTGTTTCTGTTGGTACTTCTTCCAATATCTCACAACCTACCATATCATAATAGATGTATCGTTGTAGTCCCTTCTTTATTGTATCTATGATAAGATTCTGAAGTATGTTGTTTTTATACTCGTAATAGATTGCCATTTTTGAAGTAACCATAAACGGGTATGGTTGTGCGTGTTCTTTCTTGTTATCAAACTCATCCCAATCAAACACAATGAACCCATTAGGATCAATCCAATTCTTGTCAATGAAGATAGAACTCATAAAATCATCATACGACTGATCACCATAGAAATGATCAAGGATGTCGGTAAACGTTGCAAACTTCGGATCATCCTTTTCAACAGGAGCTAACACTTTAACCATTGATGTACTTCTTGGTACTTTATAGTCAATATCCATCAGGTTCTTACAAACTGAAGGTGTTATCTGTTGTGTAATTTCCTTGCGTTGTTTGAACAGTTCAGCATCTTCCCTGGGGACAAACTGTCTCAAGAGAAGTTCGTTTTCTTCGCCTGTTATAAGTTGTTTGTAAAGTAGTGCATCTGCAACTGTTTTGTCATAGTTTGCGTGTCGTAAGTTGTTTTTAACGACTGTGTAAAATAGTGGGTTCATATCTTGCGTTTTAGTATATTTACAGGTTGCTTTCCGTGTTCTAATAGCATTTTATCAACATGAATTGCAGCATCTCTTATATTATCAAATGATTTAAATCCAATACTCACTCCACTTATTGTCAAATGAGCTTCATAATGTATTTGCTTTGTATATGTATTAGTACATTTTTGTACATATTTATATTCTGTTTTAGCTGAAATATCAATCCTTCTCATATCTTATCAATTATTTCGTGCCTGTTAAATTCATTGCACCTGTTAAAAGGTTTAGGGGGATCAAAGTCAGTCAATATCACTTCAAGGTGGGAACAAGTCCAATCATAAATGGTTGCTTGTCCGAATCCTTCTGTAAGTACCCGATCCCCCTTTTGTAGTTTTATGAAGTCTGTTTTATTCAATTATTTACGTTTATAAACCTCATTGTTTGTTTATCGTTCAGAAACACATCATACAAAGTAAATATACCAATGTCAAACACTATTGAACATTCAGGGTATTGTAAATACAATAACTCTAATTCACGTTGTATTTGCTTGTTTTCAAACATTGCTAAAATTTCACAAAGATAGTTATTTTTTAGCGAAATGCAAATTTATTTTAAAATAATTTAGGGAATAAAAAAACCCTGTTTTCGTACAGGGTTTAAACGTGTTAAGCTACTGCTTTAAGTGGTAACTTTCCAATTCTTAAATTGTTGTCAATTCTGTGTTATCCTCTACGTTTGTACCTGTCAATACCTGTCATCCCCTTTTGCAACTTTACGGTAAGTTGCCAACCTTAACAGTACTGAAGCGACTGGTTAGCTATCATAGGCAATGATGTGGAGATGATGGGAATCGAACCCATGTCCAGAATACCACTCCGATAACTGAACAAAGTTACAAAATGAATTAACTGATTGCAAATTTATTTTAAAATAATTTTGAGTACTTAATTGAGTACTCATTCATTGAAATACTGTTCAAATGCTGCAACAATTTGATAATCAAGTGCATCGCTACAATGTGCTAATGGTTCGTATGTTTGCATAGTTGCCTTATCTAATACACGCTTTTTTACTTTTGATCCATCAATGTCCTCTTTAACATTCATCATGTCATTGATTAAGTACTTACAAACCGGATCAATTTCAATGCTGATAGGATACAATCCCGCAAATATCTTATTGATAAATACCCTTCGCTTATTGTGTGAAGGGTTTGAATAAGGCACCCGACAACTTGAATTTGTCAGGTACTTTTGAAACATCCTGTCAATTATATCATAGTCATTTTCAATGTTCCTTGTATCTCTATGCCTTCCTGATGCATCACCATAGTAATACAGTCCTTTTGGCTGATACTTTTCAAGTATTTCCCTGCATAATGCTGGTGTATTGTTTTTAGGGTTTGCTAAACAAAACTCATCAATATATTTGACAGTGTAAACATTATCTCGTTTGACTATTTGTGCAACTTCGCAGGTAATGTAAGGAACTACATTCTGATCAAATGTTAAGTGTAATGGTAGTTCAGGATCATACTTGCATTCTTTCACATGGTTGTTGTACTTGAATTGTGAATAATATTCACCGCCTGTTCTTGCGTGGGCCCAAATTCCTAAAACATAGCATTGATAAAGTGATTCATCATATGCCAATCTTTCTTCAAGTAACTTTATATAATCTTCATCAAGGAAGTAATTATCTTTGTAAGTTGTTTGAATGATTGTTGATTCATTTACCTTTGTATCAAAGAACTTCTTTTTAAGCCAATGTGAATCATCAATAGGATTGAATGATATTATTATCTGAAAGTATGTTGTTGGTGTTCCCCTTAGTCGTAAGTCAATTTGATTGAAGTCATCTTCATCAAGGTCGGTAGCTTCCTCAATCCAAATACTTGTAATTCCCGAAATAGATTTTAACTTCTTTACATCATCCAATCCTGATGTTATAATTTCGGATCCATTATCAAACACAAACGAATTGAAAGTTTTATTCTTTTTTACATTGATAGGAAGTTCATCAATAACAGTTTCTATTTCCCTGAAAACAGATTCTTTAATTGTTCTATCAACTTTCCTGATACATAAGAACCTTTCTTTGTTTTCTAAACATCTTAATACAATCTTTTGGGAAATAAACCTTGACTTTCCCGAACCTGCTGAACCATAAAGTAAAAGATACCTGTTTTGATCTGTATAGGCATCTGAATAAGCAGGATTAAATTCTAAACTAAATCTTTTTTGTGGCTGGGACAAAATCTATTTTTATACTACCTGATTGTTCAACTTCTGTTTTATCTGATAAACCTAAATCCCTGGCAATAATATTGGCATTTAACATATCAGCACTCGCACCCTGAAACTTCTGATTGTAGATAGTTTGCTCAATTTCTGTAATGACTGTTAAAAAGTCTTTGTCTTTTTCTTGTAAAGTTGATTTAAATGCTCTAAAATAACTCTCTGAACAGTTCAGATAAAAGCAAAGTTGTGATAGTGTCATTGCTCTCATTTTTGGAACATCGTCAAATACTATCTTTCCCTGATACATAAATGCCTTTCTTTCATACAAAGGATTTTCTTCACACCATTGGAAGTATTCACAAGCAGCTTCCCAAAGCAATGCAGGTGTTTTAAATAGTTTATCCCTACCATGTTTGCTTCTTAACTTCCAAAATTGATTCCCTTTAGGTGCTGGCATTACTTTAGCAATTTTACCCACCAATAACCAATCAGGAAGTTTCTTTGCATCATTTCACTCCTGGTCATTGGGTACATTGTTACATCTTTTATCATCAAACCCTTTCCAAGTATCTTACAGTAAAAGAAACCTTTGCAAAAGTAGTATTCAATGAACTTCATTTTTTCGGTGGTTTGGGTTTGCACTTATTCATGTTTCCTTTTCTTTTTGCCTGTGATCTTTACTTTTCCGGTTCTGATTTCCTTTTCCATTTTATGTTTCTGTTCTTCAGATAATGGTGAACCTTTTGATTCAAGGAATCGAAGTTGTTTTAATGATTTCTTTTTTGCCATTGGTTTGATATTTTTTGCAAAGATAGTTATTTTTTGTGAAAATGCAAATTTATTTTAAAATTATTCCTTACTTTTATCCGCCCTGATCGATAGCAACACTACAAGCACCCACAACACACTCACAACAACACGCCCTATATTTCCTAGGTATATCAAAGAAAACACCAACACGCCTGTTAAGAATGCCAAATACAAGTATTTCCTGATGAAGTTTCTCATAGCTTTGTGAAGTTTATTGTTATCCCTATTCC